TTCTTGAATCATCTTCATTTAAAACCTCTTCTCTGGTAATCTTATCAGACATCATTTCTGTGCCATATAACCATTTCGCTGACCACGAAAGCATTATTGGCTCTTGTTCAACCTGGTCATAGGCTATATTATATTTAAACCTGCCAAATGTGTAAGAAATACTCGGACTTGTTTCTATATCAAATAATAGTATTTTAGGAAAGTTTTTAGGTGTAAATGCTACATCTTTAGGATTATATTCTGTACCATACTTCAATTTATTACGTGCTATTTTTCTTGCTTCATATATTTCTTCTCTTGTACAATTCCATCGTCTGCTCAAAGAACCTGCTCCATTATCGAGTGCCTTTGGGTATTTTATAAACTTTTCAACAATTTGTTCAATTTTCATTATTTATTTTTTTCATTAATAACTCTATTTCTTCTTTTGTAACATTATAAAAAGATGTTGGTAGTGAATGGACATAATAAAATATTACTAAATTTTTCTCAATTTTAATTCTTTCTATATTGATAAGATTATAATAACTACCTCTTAATAAAATCCACCGCATTATTATTAAATTTTTATTTAATATAATAATTAGGTGCAAAAAAGTTCCAAAAGTGAACTATTTCCCTTTCCCCTTTTTAGCCTCAATTTTTGCTACCAAAGCCTCTTTTTGTTCACGTTTTTTCTTAACCTCAACTGGTTCTTTGGTTAACAACTCATCAGTTTCTACTTTAACAGCAAATCTGCCATCATTTAATCTTACCATTTCAGGACGCTTGTTGCGTTTTCCTTCTAATACAAAATACTTTTTCATGATATTTTAATTTAATTTTTTTATAAAGGTGATCAGCCACCAACTTCTGTTACTACAAGTGTGTTCGTAGCATCATATTGAAGCATAATAACTTCCTCATCTGCATTTTTTAAAAATTCTTTGCTTTCATCACCTGTTAAGTCAAGTTCAAGTGAAACAGTATCAACAAAAACTACACCACTTCTTGTTGTGATTTCTCTACAGTCACTTCCGAAAGTGATTACTCCACAGCCATTTCCGAAAGTGATTACTCCACAGCCATTTCCGAAAGTGATTCCTTGACAGTCATTTCCGAAGGTGATTCCTCCACAGCCATTTCCGAAAGTGATTACTCCACAGCCATTTCCGAAGGTAATTCCTTGACAGCCATTTCCGAAGGTGATTGCGCCACAGTCATTTCCGAATACAATCAAAGGAATCAGCATATCTGCATTTTCTTTTAAGACATATTCAGGAATTACACAACTGTAGCATCTACCTCCAAGCCATTCACGGTCTTCAAAATCTTCTGCATCAAGCACAGGGATTGTATAATTACCTACTTCCCAATACTGCAAATCAAACGAAACATAAGGGTCGTCAGGTGAGCTACATACCCTTACCCATTTCGCATCAACAGATGGTTCTTCGATTGTAATTGCGCTGTCAGCATAATAAATTGCATCCCCATCGCCATCATCATAAACAACAAAATCGCCTTCATTATAAACTCCTGCTGCCCATGTAGGCTGAGTGACATTATACAGCCTGTTAACTACATTCCTGTAATCGTGATTAGTTTGATTGTTTAAGAGTGTATCTCTGCGGAAATGGATTACACCTTTAAATCCTTCAACAATCTCACCTTCAATTGCAAAGTTCAGGTTATTGCTCCAATTAACAGGATTCCAGTCATAATGAATTATATCATTAGGATATTCGATTGATTTTGCACGTTTGTCGAGGGTATTTGGCGAGGTTGCCATGACTATCAGGTGTTCCGTTTCTCCTGTTTTAATCATGGGATTTTCCCCATCCATCACATTAACGTAACTACCAGATTCTTTTGTGATTTGGTAATATACAGTTGCAAAATCTGTAATTTCATAACTCAGTCCGGGTTCCAAAGCTCCCCCACCTTCATTTGCAGTAATCAATGCAGCCAATTCTGCATAAGTTACTTCTGTTATTATACTATGTGTTTCGCTCATTTTATGTTGTTTTAATTATTATATATTTTCCTGTTTTCGTAATAAGATATTTTCCGCTATCCTTTGTCTGGATTGCGCCTTTTGGAATTTGGTTCACCTTTGACCCTTGTTGTGCTACTGCACTACTTATATTTGTAAATAAATTATTAAACATAAATTATAATTAAGCAGAGATTCCACCTATAATTGTCCATTCTGTTTCGCCAACTTTTATTATTTGCATTACATTAAATTGTTCTGCACTTACAGCACCACCATTTAATGTAACACTGCTACCAGATAAAGTTATCGTACCTGTTCCCGTCTGCTCAAAGCTTATGGCACTACCTATTGGAAAATTAAGATTAGGTACAATTACAGTTATATCACTACTACTATTAACTCTGATATATTTACCTATATCAGATAACTCTAAAGTAAATCCTGCTGTTTTATTTACAACAGAATTAATAAAAGGTTTCCATTTATTCTTAGGAGTTAGATATTGAACTACATTGTCCAATGTTCTAATTTCTTTAGCATTTTCTACTACATTCATTTTTTATTATTTGTTTTAGATTTATTTTTAGCAATAACTTCACTTACCTTATTATGTCTTGAAACTTCACTTAACTGTTGTTGTTTAATATTTAAATCTTTCTCTTTTAAACTTTTGTCATCTTCCTGTTTTTTACGCTGCAAGTTTAGTTTTTCTTGCTCAGTAGTATTATCTTCTTCTGGTTGCATACCTGCTATTTGAAGTTTAACCTCAGCTTCTTTCTCAATCTTATAATATTCAAGTTCTCTTTGAGCTTGTTTATCTTCAAGTTCTGCTTGTCTGAAAGCATTATCAGATTCAAGTTTCTTATTTTCAAGTTCTTGACTCCTTTGCATCATTTTATCTTCTTCTTCTTCGATTAATTTACCCATAGCAGTAATACTATCACTTCTAAGTACCTTAATTGGTAAAGTAAGAGAACCACCTCCCTGAACATAAGCATGAGATAACTGTTCAATAGTTTGACGTACTTTCATATCATCGCCACTATCTGTGATAAATATATCATATTCAGATGATGCAAAATCTGCTCCATTAATATCCATTGTTACTCTGGACATATCATCCATAATGAATGCTAATTTTTTGGATTTATTATTTTTCCAAATTTGTTTAGCAGTATCAAGTAACATTAATAAAGCCCTCTTTTTAGTTTCATCATGTATAAAAAACCATTTCTCTGTAATATGTGAACTCTGAGTAACAGCCCTCTCTACACCACCTACAGTTTCTCTATTATCAACTTGTCCTTGTCTCTGGGCATTTACACCAGCAATTTCTCCCATTTGCTTCTCAATATATTGAAGCATAAGAAGTAATTGCTGCACATAGTTAGTTGAGGGAGCATCTAATACTCTACCAGAAGTATTAAAATTACCAGCTATTTTGCCAGTTGCTGCACCTTTTCTACCTTCATTAAATGAATCAATTACAAGTTTACCTAGCACATCACCATAATACATCCACATTTCTTCTGACCATTCATCAGGTTTTTTAGATAAATCCCATTCCATCATTGGACCATGATACCTGGCATAGAAAAGTTCAACCCTTCTCATATACACATTATAGAGGTATTGATAAGGCTCCATTCTACTCATCAGAGATTTACCGTAGTCTGTTCCTACGTATCCCAATGAACATTTACTTGGATTATCAAAATGCCTCATCTGAATCTCTCTTGGTTGCATCTTAATATAAGTATCCTGCCCTAAACGAGTGCCTTCGTAAGCTTCATTTACCCAAATCCATTCAATAGTTTCACCTAAATCTTTATTTATTTTATAGTTCTCAGATACATATCTATGTTCTTCATCCCCCGTAACAATATTAAAATAAGTAAGTTTACCTATCTTACGCCTACCAATCCATCTAACCCTAAGTACTCTAACATTTCCTTCAAAATCAAATGGTAAGTTATATGCACCTATTGACATCAATGATGGGTCACTACTTGAAGAAACACCTCCTATATCCGTACTTGCACCTAATATTGGAAAAGGATTTTGATGATTTAATATACCACTGGAAGAACCTTTGGAATTAAGTCTCTCCATACCACCCTCAATTTCTTCAATTTCTTCAGGTTTGAGATAGTTGTAGAATTCATCTATTACTTTACCAATAGGTTCATAAGAGGCTTCAATAATAATATCTGCATCTTCTATCTTATGAGAATCTCCTTTTCGGACAAAATAAACATTTTTTGGATCACACTTAACTAAACAAGGTTCTCCTCCCATATCATCTATCCTGTAAATTTCTCTACCTTTTACTAAAGCGTCCCTAAATCCATGAAAGAATTTTCTTTTTAAATCCTGCTGTCTCCAAAGATATTCAAGAGTACGTGTTGCATATAATTCATTTAAATCTTTATACTCATATTTAAAATACTTAGCTAATTTCTGTATTTTAGCTTGAGCATCTTCTTCATTGAAAGATTCATTCTGAATTTCTTCCATTACAATGCGCATAATTTCTTCCTTAATAGCATCTGCTTGTAAAGAGTAAGCATCTTCATTTTTAGCCATAACTCTCCAATCAAATCTACGTTTGGATTCTTCTCCCTGAAGTAAATCTATTTTGGGTACTGATAATGGATAGTTTTTAATTGCGGCAGGAAATACAGCATCCTGTATATTCATTGGATTGAATACCTGTTCAATCTCATTCTCATCTATAATATCATTGTCAAGATTTTCCCAGACCTGCATTTTATGGTGAAATCCAAATGAACCATCTGCTCTAAGTATAGCTAATGATTCAGCACCATCAATACACTCTTTGTACCACTTTTCATCCTTCTTGTTAGTAGGTATTTTTTGCGGTGGAAAATATAAAGGTGTAGTTCTCATATTAAAATATTTTATACAAAAGTAGTAATTAATTATTAATTAAAATCATAATTAGTTAAATTTTTCAGTTTTCTATGAACTTTATCCTTTCTAAAATTACCATAAGCCCTTCCCCAGAAGTCACTTTGAGCGGTAGTTTTAATATTATTTTGTTTCCTTTGCTCAATTCTGACATCCAATTCTTCTCTGAATATCATAAGAATCATAAGTGCCGATACCCTATCTGCATTCACGTCCATACTATAACTAATTAATTCTTTAAGTAATCCTAATGAGCGTATAGTATAAAGATTCTTTTTATCAGGATTATTGTATGAAGGAGATTCTAACCATTTAAGAATAAGGTTAATAGCATAAAATTTAATTTTATCTGTACTAACATTTACTCCCAATGACCTGTTGCCTATACCTACAGATTTAACTAAATCCTGGTCTTTCAGAATTTGAGGGGTTTCTGCTAATATATATAAAGCATTTTTATTTTTAAAGTATCCATATAATCCACTGCGGTTATTCTCATAAAGTATTTTACCATTGTAATATATAGCAAGTTTTCTTACGTTTTCATAATATTCAT